TATCTTATTTTTTACATAATCTGGTACGATAGTTCCTGAACTTGATTTCAAAGCAACTATTACTCTACCATATTGTTTTGGTTCTACTTCTTGACCACCATAAACAGAAACGTCTGATATCTCACCACCAAAATTAGCAAAGATTAGAGAAGAATAATCATCATTTGTTACAGCTCTTTGTTGAGCAGCGAAATATCTTGGCGCTGTAAATCTAATTGAATCTATAGTTTCTTTTTCAGCACCACCAGCTGAAATAGAAACAGTTGTCAAAGAATTGACTGAAACATCGCCTTGGTTAGTGACTCCTAGATCATCAGATAATATGAAATTTGTTGAACTATCTGCCTCTATACCTGTAGATATTCTATAATTTATTGAAACAGTGGAAGCATTGAGTGGTCTTTTTCCGAACAAACCATCACCAAATGTAACTTCATAAAGGCCATTTTGGGTTCCTTGTAAGAAATATATTTTTGATGAGCCGTTTAAACCATATAAATTTTCAACTCTTTTATATTCAGTATTTGAAGCTCCGTTATTTTCTAATATATTAACAGTAATACTATAAATATCAACATTTTCATTTGTTATCAAAAATTGTTGATTTTCAATATCATAATCAACCACATATGAATCTTGAAAATAATCTCCTTCGAATATTTGAAGATTAGATACAGAAAATGTACTATTTGAAGAAGTTAAAACTTTAGTTTCATTTGTTGTAAAAACATAAGAACCATTTGAATTTATTCCATTAAATCTAGTACCTTTTGGAATAACTAAAGAATTAATACCAACAGTATTAAATGTTATATTTACTTCTGCTACACTTGATTTATTGCTTCTTGGTAAGTAGTTTAATTCTTTGGCATGAGAAACGACAGAATCATATTTTTGCGCTGAATCCAAAAACATTTCTGAAGCGACCATATTCAAATAAAATGAATTCAAATAAGAATTATACGACATAACATCGAGCAATACACTAATGTTTGAACCATCAAAATCATAATCTTTGAAAACTGATTGTGTTTTTAGAAACTCTTTAAAGTTGCTTTTTAGTGTGTCGAAATCTAAGGAACTTAGAGTTAACGAACTATTTGCCATTTATCGTACTCTTTTTAAAATATAAGTGAATGTTGCAGGTTCATTTGTTATTAGTGTTTTATATATTATATTTATTATTAATTCATTAGCTTCTTCGTTGTTTTCTAAAATAACGTCAATCAAATAAACTCTTGGTTCGTTTATTTCTATACTATTTCTTATATAAAAATTTAAAGCTGAAAGAACGTTTTCTGTACTATTTTCAAATAAGGTAGCAATAATGTTAGAGCCAAAATTTGGGTTAAATAATCTTTCTCCAAGATTTGTTAATATTATATTTTTTAAAGATTGATTTATTGAACGATCATTTGTTACTCTGGCTAATGAATCGCCAACAGGTGTTTTAGCAAAACTGTTTAAGAAGTCAGAAAAATATTCTGATTTTTTAGTTGAACCAGTTAATGTTTGTGCTCTTGTTAATCTAGTAGTCATTATGGGCCTGCAAAAACATTAAATGAACCTGTTGCAACTGAAGTGCATCCAGAAACTCCATCACCTATCCTACCACAACCTTTACCATTTATGAAAACAGTAGTTGATCCTATTGCTATTGGTGCTTGGTGAGTCAAACAAGGCTCCGGCGGTAACAGATGACCATCATTTAAATCTCCTTGTCTGCTTATTCCAGTACCATTACAATAAACATTAGGTGAACGTTCCAATCTTGACGGAATAGAACAATGAAACACATCTTGATCTACAAGATCTCCTCTACATACGGCTGGCATTTTTGTTTCTTCTTTCTATTTGCATTAACCTTTGAAGTTTATTGTTCCAAGTATCCATTTCTGCATGTTGTTCTTCTGTGTGTGGTCCAGGTATAGGTTCTGGTAAAAACTTTATTACGTTATCAAAATCTTCAGGAATATCTTCATAATTAGTATAAGTTTCTAAAATTCCATTTTTAAGAACAACGAATTCGCCTTTCATAAACTATACCTCTATTTATTAGTTGTTAAGATCAATTCTACCGGAACCACCATTAGCAAGAATTTCAATATTACTTGGCGTAATTGTAATTGTGGAAGTTCCAACTTTAAGAACAATTTTAGTTGCAGATTCTATGAGAATATCATTATCAGCATATAATCTTGCTTTTTGTGCTATATGAGTATCCCAGTTACCTGATTGGATATGATTAGAAAAATCACCATCTTTTATCATCAATACATTATTTTTTTGTATAGTTTCTACTTTATCTTTAGCGACATTAACATATCTGTTCCCATCAAAATCATTTACTGAATCACCAGAAGCCATTTTAATTTGTGGGTTTTCAGAACCTATTGTTGCACATTCAGCAGTTCCGCTGCGACAAGCAACTAAAAATTCTTTGTCTACCGTCGTAAAAGATCTACCACCAACATCTGAACCTTTGTCACCATTAACTGATGTTACTAATGTACTATCAGCGTAATTTTGCACATGACCTTCGGCAGTTGTTGAAACTCCACCAACGTTGTATTTTCTTTCTTCAATCAACATCGATGTATTCAATTGTTGTTTTTTATGCGCCTCGACAGTCACGTAACCACCAGAAGAATCAATTTGTTCTCTAAAAGCTTTTTCAGAAGCCTCGCCTAAATCTACTGGCTGATATGTAATGTCTGCAGTTCCAGAAGGGGATACAGTAATTCTTGTATATCTAATATCTACCTCTTCAGTAACTTCTGAAGGAGGTTTAGGTAATTTTTTGTTCGAATCGTTATCAGTTGCCATTAAACAGTTCCTTCAGAAGTTGGACCTTTAGGCGTAAATGCTTTATCTAATTCATTTTTCATTTGTTTTGCTTTAGCTAAATTTTTTTCGAAATTTTTTAATGTTTGTTCTATTGAACTGTTGTTACAAACAGAAACTGGTTGTTGTTCGCTTCTTTGATTATTTGTAGATGTTCCAGCAGCACCCAATAATTGCTGAATCAAAGAAAGAGCATTTCCACCCCCAGAACCTGCACCTTTTCCAAGCATTTTTTCATCAATATTATTTTCTACGTTTTCATTTTGTTCATTAAGTATTTCGTTTAATATTCTAGCTGTTAACGTTTCTAACTCAATATAAGTATTTAAAGCATCTGCTAATTCTTGTTCAGCAATAGAATATACTTCTTCTTTAGGAGTAACAAAATATTTATCGCCTAATTTTCTTTCTGTGAAAACAAAATCTGTTTCATCAGGTGAATTCCATTTAATAAATCCTGGATAAGGATCGTCTTTAGGTAAATAATATTCTTGGACGTACAAATCAGGAACAATATTAACTATTGGTGAAGGTTTTTGACCTATTGTAGTAACTTCTGAATATGTATAAACAGGTATATTATCTTTACCATACTCAATTGCTGCTAACTTGATATTTTCTACAGCGTTTAAAACTATTTCTCTATATTCTTCATCGATAAGGTTTATATTATCATTTTCTAATGCTTTGTCAAAAACCCTAATTACTTTATCATAACCCCATCTTAATACTAATATTTTCATTGCACCTGTTAATGCATCTTCTATTATTATCTTTATCGAAGATGAAGGAGTTTTTTTACCATCAGAATTAGAAGAACCCATGCCTGCCATTATAAGAGAAGCTCTGTCCATAGCATTATATGCATTTGGTAATCGTACAGAGTTTTTACCAACTTGTGCAACACAACTAGGTAAATCTAATAAACCTTTTGGACCATCTGCTGTTGTAGGTCTATCTGTTAGATTTTTATTTGCGGCTTTTTCTTTTAAATTATTACAACCCTGATTGCCATCCTTATTACCATTAGAATGATCTGCGTATTTTTTTTCGTCTTTTGCTTTATGTGCGCCTGTCAATTCTAAAAAAGTTTGAGGCGAAGCATTTTCACCAAAAATTTTTGCAAGGAATGCTTCTATTTTTTTAAATATATCGCCTTTATTACTCATCAAGGACCTTTTCTTCCTGGCATATCGCCTTGCGCTGAATTTTCTCCCGGACCGCCTGATTTAGGGTCTCTTTTTTGTATACCATTAGCCATTTCATCAATTTCACTTCTAACTAATCCACCAATATAAATTGGTGATTGTTTTAAAGTGTCTTCTGGTAAATAAG